GCAAGAGGAAAGTATAAAGGTTCGCTTGTTAAAAAGATTCTTGAAGAAACATCTATTGGCGAACCAATTACAAAAATTTGTAAACGTAACAATATTTCATGGAATACTTGGAACGCATGGTGCAAAAAAGACCCTTCACTTGATGATGAGTACCAAAAAGCTAAAGAGCGATCAGTTTATTACACAATAGATGATGTTGAAACTTTAACAAGAGACGCAATAGATAAAGCTAGAAAAGGCGAATATAATATGACAACTATTCGTGCTTTGGATATCCATGTTCGCCACAAACAATTTATGGCACAAAAAATGGGAGCAAAAAAAATCTTTGGTAGTGATAAAGAGAAATTGACCTTAACAAGTAGTCAAGGTCAAAAACTAGAAATTGAGTGGTTAAAATAATTAATCATTTAACTTATTAAATTTTTCGTACCATTTATCATTATCTTCTTTAGGAATTAAATTAACTAAGTTTTTTTTATCCCATTTAAAACTTTTTTTCTTCCAAGCATTATAAGGTTCTGGATTGTTAGTATTCAAATAAAATAATTCAACTTCATTTTTATTAAAACTATCTTGTGTATAATAATTGCTACTATTAGCAACATTTATAAAAATCCAATCGTTTCGTTCATAAGGGTCATAAATAGTTTTATAAGTTAATTTTGCATCATTGATGTCATAACCACGATCACCGAACCAATTACAAACAGTTTCATTTGATAACTTTTTAATTTTAAAATCTTTTCTTTTTTCTTTGTTTTTTAAAATATTAAAATTATCCTCAACTCTATAGGGTTCATATTGTTGCAATTCGCCTTCATCGAATAAAGACAAATCCCAAGATGTTCTAAAATCATATTTACAAGTAAAAACATTTAAGTCTTTTAAAACAAAATATGATTCAGAATATCTTTTATAAGGTATTTTTGAAGTTTTTTTATAATTACCTTTTAACCAATTTTCATTATAAGTATGTAAATGAAAATTTAATTGAGCTTTTAAAAAATTATCGACTTGTTTTTTGTATTCACTAGGAAACAAATAAATTGTGTTCTTAGTTCCCATACCTCTACTGGACATATCTCCACTAGTAGAAACTAAACATAATTGATCTATCATACTACCTCTTTTTAATTATTATGTTATAATATTTTAGTCAATAGATTTTACACTCCATTGACAATCCCTTACTCTACTAAACTAGGGTAAGGGAAACTTTATTTAATTTTCTTCACACATTGGACAAATATTGACATAATATTTTTTCCAATCATTTTCTGAAAATTTATAAAATTCATTAAATATTGTATTAATAACTTTTCTGTATTCATCTTGATCGTTATTAAATTGATCAATAGATAATGAACCGATGACACTGCATAAATAAAATGTATCTTTTTTATTTTGTTTAATCATTGTTTACCTTCTCTTTTAATTCTTTTTTATAATCAAACCCATATTCATCACATAACAAGCATAAATCGTTAAACATATTTTTTAATGTATTATCATCAATGTTTTTAGATATACTTTTATAAGTAGTATAGGCTAAAGCCGTACTATATATTGCATCAGTTTTTGTTTTCATTGTTTACCTTTCTAAATATTCATTAAGTATTTCATCTATTGTTTCGTGATTTTCATATATTTTGTTTTTTATACTTCTAACTTCATAAATGTATTCACGATTTGCATAATCATACTTTTTATAAACATCAAAATGTTTGTTACTTTTGCCAAACTTTTTAATAAATTCAGTTTTTGTATATAATTTATAAGCCATCATACATTAACCCATTGAACAGTTAAAAAAATCATTGCATTAATAAACAATACAATAATAAATAATTCTTTACTCATTTTACACTCCATAATTATTTAATATAGCTTTATACAGGTAAAGACTTAAAGTCAATATAAAAAATACTTGTAATTGAAATTTATTTCTTTATAAGCTCATTATGGCTAAACCAACAAAGTATAATAACTCTATGCAATTAAAACTAGAGGACGATTTAAACGATTTTATAATGAATGAGCAAATGGCAAATTTTCAGATGAATAAAACTATATTAAATAAATCTGAAACAGTAAGAAATTTATTATATCAAATAAAAGAAATAAAAGAAAAACAGAAAAAGAAAAAGCCCTCTAAATAAAGAGGGCTAATATTAATTAATTAAAAAATTTAGGGTCGTTTGACAAATTATTTTTTCTTACTTTGCTTTCTTTGTAATCTTTAATTTGTTTGATAACTGATTTATATTCTTTATCGGTCATATCATTAAATTGAACTGTAAAGCCTTGAGCCTCTTTTTGAATGATATGTTGTAATTCTCCTTGTGTTAATTTTATCATAATTTTACACTCCTTGTTTATTATTTAAAACTTGCAAAGGGTCGTATTTTAAAATGTGTTCTAAATTTTCTTTTATGGTTTTAGGATTATTTACAATTCCAAATTTACCATAATAACCAATAGGCACATACTTAACGCCTTTTATAGTTTCTGGTTCAGTAATAATATTTTTCATAGTTTTTACACTCCTTTAATTGTTTATAAGTCTATAACACTTTACGGAATAGATGTAAATACTTATTGACATAAATATTTAAACATTATACAAGATTAATATTAATTATTAATGGAGTGTATAAAATGTTAGAAAAACAAGCGGCTTTAATTAAACATTTAGAATTAGATCAAGAAGACAAAAAGCCAATATATGATAATAATTGCAATCGCTTTGAGTATGGAGATCAAGAATATCTTGTTTGTACAGATCAAGAAGCTGACGAAGAGGCAAAAGATTATATAAGGCAATCTGTTTGGGCTTTTAATAGTGGCTTTTTACAATGTCATACTGACATAGATTCTGAAATATTAGAATTAGCTCAAGAGAAATGTGAAGGGGCTAATGAAATGATCTATAACAGTATAAAAGATTTTGATGATTTTGTATCTGATGCAATTTCTAGCGATGGTAGGGGTCATTTTATGAGTTCTTATGATGGTTACGAGCATGAAGAGACAATAAACGATACAGAATATTATATTTATAGAACTAATTAAATTATTACATAAAAGGGGGCTATATTAATTATAGCCTTTTTTTATTTTTATCTATTGACTTTAAAACTTTACTGCTTTACAACTTTATTTATTAACAAATGGAGTGTAAACCAATGACTAGAAAAGATTATATTAAACTAGCTAAAATGTTTAAAAATGCGATCACAATTAATAATGATGAAAAAGAGATGCTAGGAGATAAAAATACATCTAATCATACTGACAATATACTTTGTGACATGATCAACGAAGTAATAGAAATTTGCGAGAATGATAATCCTAGATTTAATGAAGAGACATTTAGAAACGCTATAAGCAAATGATAATTACAACTATTATTATATTAACAATATTTGCTTGGTTAATGTATCACGCATTTAATTAAAACTAACATTTAAAACTATATATTAAGCCCTTTATCAATAGAGGGCTTTTTTAATGCCAAATACACATGAAATAAGGTTAAAGTGTTATTAATTGCATAGGGTTATATAAGTTAACGCTAGGGTTAAATGGCTTGATATATGAGCTTATTATATAATATTATAATAAACAGATCATTTCTTTATAGAAACAGGCTGACAAGGGCTATTATTGGCTAAAAACAAGCAATAAATAAACAAAATCCGTACAGTAAGCGTACAAACTAGCAATAAATGGCTAAATATAAGGGTTAACTACTGCCTAACTAATGCAAATACAGGCAAAACACAGGCAGACCCACCCCCATTGACTGTTAGAAATAAAAATAGGAAGTGATTTTAACCCAAAACAAACTCTCTTAAGGCTTTTTTTAAGCCCCTAGAGAACAAAATGGCAACATCTGGTATTAATCGACACAAACAAGGTAAAAACTTGACTACGAGCTAAATATGAAGAAAAAAAAAGTAAAAAAGAAACAACCAAAAGACCCTTTTAAGGAGTTGGTTGATCTTATGCAGAAGAAAACCAGTTACCCAGAAACAATGGGTAGAGGGCAAGTAAAAGGCAATGACGTAGCGAGAATACGAGACATTCTTAATGAAGATAACGATTCCGTATAAACCAAGACCGCATCAAGTTGACGTACACAATAAGTTACAACGATTTAATGTGTTGGTCTGTCATCGAAGGTTTGGCAAAACTGTATTGTGTATTAACGAGATACTTAAAAAGTGTTTAGAGAATAGACTTCCTAGACCCAGATACTACTATATTGCTCCAACATACCAAATGGCAAAACGTACTGCTTGGGATTATTTAAAAGAATATACAAGTGTCTTACCAGACGTACAGTACCATGAAACAGAGCTAAGAGCTGATCTACCAAATGGTGGAAGAATACAGCTTCTAGGATGTGAGAGACCAGACAGTCTTCGTGGGTTGTATATGGATGGTGTAATCTTAGATGAGGTTGCACAAATGCCTACGAGGTTATGGACAGAGATTGTCCGACCTGCTTTGTCTGATAGAGAAGGGTTTTTAATTGCCATAGGTACTCCGCAAGGACACAATGCCTTTTGGACTTTATACGATCACGCTAATCATCAAGACGATTGGTACGCAGAAACATTTAGAGCTTCCGAGACAAACATTATTTCCGAGTTAGAATTGAACGAGGCAAAAGCCTTAATGCCACCTGAAATATACGAGGCAGAATTTGAATGTAGCTTCGACTCCTCCGCAATAGGCTCAATCTATGCAAGAGGATTAAATAAAGCGGATGATGATAAAAGAATTACAAAAGTACCTTACGATGAAAGTATGAAGGTTAATACATTCTGGGATTTAGGAATGGCAGATAAAACCGCTATATGGTTTGTCCAACAAAAAGGAAGTGCTTTTCATATTATTGATTACTTGGAAGAAAGCGGCGAGAGTTTAGAATACTACGCCTCTGCTTTGCAAGATAAAGGCTATGTGTATGACACGCATTATCTACCGCATGATGCTAATGTCCGAGAAATTGGAACAGGGGTATCAAGGTTAGAGACT